ATATTAAAATTTCGTTGATTCTGTTTATTTTATCGTCGAATTGTAATTCACGACCAAAGTCCAAAACGTTTGTTTCCTCCCGTTCGAATCGCGCCACAAAGTTATTGAATCTGGACTTAATAACAAAATCCGTTTGCGACATTGCGCCGTCGTTAACTAACGTTCGCGATTGGTCCACGGTTTTATGCGGTTCGGGATTCAAATTGTATAAAATCCACGCGCGTTCGATTCGGTCGTCGTTTCCTTTGTACTTAGTGACTAAAATTTGTCTGTAAATTTGGTCGATTTCTTCGTCCGGTTCTCCGCTTTCTTTGGCCAACTTGTATTCCTCCATTAAATCAGTAACCGATTTCAAAAAGAATTGATCGCCATAAAAAACAACCGACGAAATGAAGGAATCGCCAAACATTAATCGCGCGACCGTATCATTCGCGAATTTGTGAACCGCTTCGAAACTCGATGCAATTTGTAATAATATATTTTGACGGCTTTCAAACGATCCGAAAACCTGTGTTTCGTTTACTTGATTGTTGTCCAAAACTCGACCACGCGTTCCGATTGTTACCTCCCGAATTCCATCCGCGTATTCAATTAACTTTTGTTTAATATATTCAAGTGATTTCGTGTCCGGCGTTATTATTGAAACTGGATTCGACAAAACCGGATCGTCGTTTGTTTGTGGCGCCGGGATTTCGAATATAGTTCCTGGTCCGATTTCCTCACGGTTTGAACATGAAGGACACTTCGTTTGTTTTGTCTTGATTGTTTCTTGACCGTTTTCGAATATTGTATAATCCGACGAAATGAAACCATTGTCGCACCCGTCAAAATTGCAAAGTTCTTCGTATGTCGTTATTATTGGGAAAGTCCCGTAAAGATCCGCATATTCCTTAAATGTGTCCTCAACCAAATATTTGTCCAATCGCCCAAGAACCTCCGTAATTGGCGATTTCTTTTCAACCGTGTTTGATCCTTTTAAGTTTTGATTCCAAAAATAAGACGCCGGACAATATCCCAAATTATGCGCATTGTCAACGATTGGTTCGCCTATGATTTTATTCGCGTCAACGTTGTAAACTCGATACGACGTTGAATCATAAACCGCGACCGTGTTTTTGTTTACTTGAAAAACAACGTACTTAATTGCGCCGTTTTTGTCCGATTTCACGTCGATAACGTTCGAAACATCCACAAAATAATAGTAAGGATTCCCCGTTCCGTCGGTTGGCATATCGACAACCAAAATCGAATTGATCGAATATCGTAACTGATCGAAACCAATGTTTTTAAAAAATTCGCGGTCTTTCAATTCTTTATTCAAATATGATTTGAAATCCGTCGCGTTGTCAGGATTCGAAAATTCATAATTGAAAAAAGGATTTTGACCGTCAAAAATTCGTTGGTATTCTTGATAAATGTCTTTCGTTATTTCGAGCGACACAACCGGCAATCGTAACAACTGACAAAATCGATTAAATTTGTCGCGCGTCAAATAACTTTCAACCCAGGCCTATAAATCGATAAACGCCGGATTGGACCGAATGTTTTCGATTTCCGTTTCGCCGTGTAACTTTAACCTATTTTGATGCCTTTCGGCGTTTTCGAGTAGGTTTCTTTTTGGTCGGTTCTGGATTATCGCTTGGACTTGATTTTTTTCTAATTGCATTGTTGACAAATTCAAATTCGGATTCGGTCGGAAATTTCCAATCGCACTTTTTTAAAGATAATAAACGAACGGCGTGTCCAATCTCGAAAGACTGAACGCGACCGCCGTTTGTTATAAGTTCAATAACCTTTGCCATTATAGGTCGGTTAATGGATCGAAATCCGCCGGAGTTTCAATTGTTTGATACTTCGACCAATCTTTTTTCATATTGAAAGAAAGTGAATGCGTGTCGTTTGTCGCGAACCCTTCGTTGTTTGTATCTCCTACAAAAAAGCTAGATATTGGAAATCCAATATAAGACGATGCAACTTTTTCTTGACAAATAATGTCGCCGTTTTCGTTGAAAAAGTAAACAACTAAGTTCTTTTCACATCTAAGGTCGAAAAGTGCTTGGATTACTTCTTTCGATAACGATTTAAACATTCCAGTAAATTGCGAAGGATTAACACCAACTAATTCGCTTTCACCGTTTAGTGTTGAATTATCGCCACCTCCGTTTGTAATTGATTCGCCCGCCGTGATTATAGCTTCGTGAACGTATGGCGTTACAACAACGTGCGTGTCGTTAACTGCTGACGTCAACGTTTGCCAATCGGCCAATAACGTGATGTCCTTTCCGGCCGTACCGTCGAAAGTGAATCCAGAACGTTGGATTGCGAATTTTTGAATTTGATTAAAATTTTCCGGACACGCTTGTGACGGAATGTCCCCAATCGACGTTGGATTCGGGCATTGACAATTTAATGACATAGTTTCTTGTTTTTAAATTAAAAATATACCGTTTCGTTTCTACCCTTAAAAATCGACATCGGATTGATTATGCGTAAATATACAAATTTTTTGATATAAAAAAACGGGATTGAATTTCACTCGAAAAACAACCCCGTAACCATAAACAAAAATTGTTTTAGTTTAGGCTTATTCTTTCAAAGGTATTCAAATTATCCAATTCGAACGCGATTTCCTCAAAACTTAATTGAACCATAACGGAATGATTCATCCCGTACAAATATAATTCGCAACCGTGTTCGTCCCTTGCGTGCGCGATGTAATGCGTTAAACTGAATGAAAAGTCGTCCCAGGTTTCGGAAATCAAGTTTTCGTCTTCGTCAAATTCGCGCGTTAATACTTTCGTTCTTAATGTCATTTAATTTCTTCGTTTTATTCCTTTCCTGGTTTGTCTGTCCATTCCGATTTTGTCGAAACAAACGTATCGAACCGAATCAATTCCGTGATTATAATTGTCAATCGGTTTGTTTAGATATTCGCCATCCTTCGTTTTCATCCATTGGTAATTGGAAAATTCGTCGATTAAATTAACAGACTTTTTATGAATGTTAATCCGGTATCGTTTTAAAATGTCGATTCCGTTTTTGATTGAATCCGGTCCTTTCTTAACTCCGCGAATCGCTCGGAATCCCGCGCGTCGAATTTCAGCAATTGATTTCGGTTCGGAGGAATCCGCGATAATATCGTCCAACGAACCAACGTCGAAAGATTTCAATTTGTTCGCGATGTCTGGATTTGTCAAACCGGTTTCGAAACAAAGTTCTTCCATCCATAATTCCCCGCCTTGATATGATACTTTTACAATCGCCGTCGGATCGTTCGTAAATCCAAAATCCAATCCGTAGGCGGTCCACTTTGGATTGACCGGCATCGAATCGCACGTTTCCCAGTTCTGAAAAATAACGCCCTCCAATGAACCAATTTCGCCCAATCCGTAAACTTTCCAAAATTGTTCGTCCCCGCTTATCAAATTCCCGTCCGAATCAAAAACCGGCTTTCGTGATTCGATTGCGTCGATAATTGATTGATCCAACAACGGATTGCCCGTCACGTGGTCGATGTTGTCTTTGTATGTTGATTTTATAAACGAATACTTTTGGCCTGGTTGCATTAGTTTTGTATGCGCCCAAAACCGCGAAACGGGATTGAAATCCAAAAATATTTTGTCCCGTGTTCGAATCTCTAATTGTGTAAATGCGTCCCAAGAAATGTTGTTACATTCGTTTACGTATAAAATTTCCCTTCGCGCCCCTCTTAATTTTGCGTCGTTGTCGGCGCTGAAAAATTCAAAATTAAAGTTTCCCAACTTATAAGTAAAATCTGTTTTGTTGTGGTGTTCCTCCGAATACAATCCGCATTCCATTAATATTTTTAAAAAATCTCTATATGCGCCCCGTTTTAAATGCGGGATCGATTCGGCCACAACCGAAACCAATTTGATATTGTCGGAACGTAGCGCCCAAACAATTAAAAATTGCAATGTCGAATAAGTTTTCCCCGAACTTGTTCCGCCTTGATTTATGATAAAACGATTCGATTTGAATCCGTTCGCTATGTTTTCGAATAACTTTGAAAGTTTCATTAACCTTCGATTAAGTCGTCCAACTTACTTTCAAGGCTTCCAGATACTGAAATATTTAATTCCGTTTTGTTCGTGTTTTCGTTTCGATTTTTCAACCCTAAATCCGACGCAATAATGGACGAATTGAACGCGCCAACCGATGCGCCCTCCAATTTTTGGTTGTAAATTAGTTGTTCGATACGCGTAACGAGTTCGGAAAAATCTTTAGATACATCCTTTAAATCCTTCAAAACTTCCCAAGCGTGAAGACCGCAAAAATGAGCGAATCCGAATTTTGTCATTGGAACGGTGTGAAGGATTGTGACTTCTTTCGCGTCCTTTCCTCTGAAATCCATTGTTCGCCATTTGGACGATTCGGATTTAATATGGTCAACGTAACCGTTCCAAAATTCCAATAATTGTTCGATTGATTTTATCGCCCGTGGACGTCCTTGTTTTATTTTATAATCCATTTTCGATTACCCTTTTCGATTTACTCAAATATACGAAAATTTTGGACGAATTTAATTGTGGGCGAACGGGCGGATTAATTGCCTTTATTCTCTCTCCAAAATTTTTTATATTACTTTTATTTATTCTTTCTTTATTTACTCCGCTAAACCGCCTAAAACTCTAAAAAGAGTAAACTTTAATAATAAAAAGAGGCTTCTAACTAACTGAGTTTCAATAAATTACAACGATTAATTAAACCTTTACTTTAATGGGCGGAGTGACGGGCGGACAACGGGCATAGCACTATTGACACGGGCGGACTTTTTCAACATTTTACGATTTTTATCGATTATTTACTCCGGTGTAATCCGTTGCCTTTACTTTTTCAACTTTAAAAGCAAAACGCCAAACGCTTTTGCAGTCGATACAATCCAATAATTCAACCTTTCGCCAATGACAAATCCCCCACAATGCGATTCTTTCGATTATTTTTTCTTTCGATGGGTTGTGTTCTCCGTAGTAACTTATTAAGTGCGCTCTGGTTATTCCGTTCAATATATTAACATACGGTTTTGGCATTGTCACAAACATAACCCCGTTTTCAATAAGCAAAAAAACGTCTGGAAACATTCGATTCGGAAACCCGTACGGATCCAAATCCACAACGTCAAAAGTTTGTTTTAATGCTATTAATTGATGAAAATCTAAAAAACTGTTTACTTTATTACAATGAACAAAAGCGCATTCTTTTACGTTTTCGGTAAGTTTATCAAAAACTTTTCCTTTGTACTCATTCGCTATTACTTCGCCAAATTCGGCATATACTTTTGTTAAATTACCTTGCCCCGCGAAAAGTTCCAACGTACTAAAATCCCCCCAACCGCAAATTTCACCTAATACGTTTTTAATCTGGTTTATTTTTTCGTCTGGATGATGTGCCGTGTCGCAATATTCGGATTGCCTTTTTCGGACAATGTCGTGCCTTAACGCTCTATATGATTTTTTTTTGATGTTTGTTTCGTCTTCGAAAAGTGATCCTTGCTTCATGTTTTTATTATTTTACGATCTGGTAACAAGCGAAAACGACTCCAAAAAGAACCGAAATAATTCCGATAATCGCGAACGATTTGTCGAAAATTCGGGCGTTATTTATTCGATGAAATTCGCGTCGAATTAATCTGTTTTCATCCTTATAAATTTCCAATTCCGAATCGATTTTTTCCGACTTCTTTTTGAACCAATCGCGATCCATTTCGAGTTGGATTTTTACGTCGGTCAACTTTTCGAAACTGTCCGGTTTTTCGAAATGGTCCACAATCGTGTCGATTGCTTGTCCAATAACTTTTGCCGATTGTGTTTGTTCCTCCAATAAACCGCGACGCCATTTGTTGTGGCTTTTGAGGACTTTGATTGCGTTTTTTACTTCCATTGCGTTTTTTATTTCCATTGTGTTATTCGTTTAAAAATCGTTCAATTACTGTCCTTAGATTGGCGATTGACATTTTCTTTTCGTGTTTTTTTGTATAGAAAAATATTAATATCCATAAACCCAATAAGGACCAATAAACGATTGAAATCCAATTGGCTTCGAAACGTTCCAATAATAAATAAAAAGCGATCCAAACGCCCAATTCGAACCGGATTGGAATTTCTTGCGGATCAATTACATTTTTTTGTTGCTTCATGTAGCGTTATTTTTGCGATTAATAGTTTGTGACGTTTTTCCAGTTTGTTGAATTTACGATGGAATTCGTTGATTCCAAAATCCGGATGGTTGGCCATTGCCGTTTGCAACCTGGTTGTTTCGGCTCGATGGCTGTCCACGTGACGGGAAACAACTTCCCGCCGTATGTGACAACTTTTTGGATTAAAAATTACTTTCAACGTTCCAACCTTGAATGGATGTGAATACTTTTTCGACTCCATCATTTCCCGTCCATTTACGGCCACGGATGTTGATTTTTACCGTAACATCCGAACCGACTTCAATCGTCTGGATTTCGTCCGCTTTGTCCTTTACGAATTCGATTTCGATTGTTTGCGGATATTGATCCGTCGTTGTTTCAACCCAAATTGATGCTTTTTTAAAATTGTTAGCTCCAACCGTTTCGACTGGTTTCACATTGATTACTTTTCCTTTGATTTCCATATTTAATAACTGTTTGATATTACGTTTTTTGTGAATCTTTGCGAAATTTCTAAATTTGACGCTATTTTTTGTAATTCCGACCTAAGTTTACTTATTTTGATTAATTGATCGTGTTCAATTTCGTTTAGTGTTATGATTTTCGCTTCCAGACGGTCAATTTCATTTTCTCGAATTTCGGCGATTTCCTCCCAGTTGTTAGCGGTTCGATCCGATGTCAAAACGATGTCGATTAATGCTTCAACTCCTAAATTTTCCAATTGTTCTTTTATCATTTTGTTGTGTTTTACTTGATTTGTATTCGTCCGGCTCGAATCCATTTTCCTTTTTTGGTTTTTTTCTCAAAGATAATATATTTTCGTCCAAATTCGGTTGCTTCGTACGATCTTGACGAACCGCGTTTTTCTTTCCTGGTTAAACTATTTTCGCTCATTTTCTTAATAAATTATTGAATCGATTCCGTCCATTACGACCGCTTCGAATCCTTGTTTTCGTAATTGTTTAATTCGGTATTGTTGAATAATTGAAATCGTTCCGCCTGGTTTCTTTACCTCAATGAACTTTGTCGTTCCGTTTCGTAATGCCATTAAATCCGGAATTCCGTTGATTGACGTTTTCATTAATTTAATAACGAACCAACCGTCGTTTGTTAGTTGGTCCGTGATTTTCTTTTGGATTCGTTGTTCGGTCATTTAATAGTCCGGTTCGTTTAATTCGATTATTTTTTCGTTTATTGCTTGTTCGAATTCGTCTTCGTCCAAAAATTCGGAATTAAGTAACTCCGTGACGTCGATATAGCGTTCTTTTTGTTTCCATTCAATCGAAACGATGTTTATTTCGTCGTAATCTGGCGGAGTCCATCGATCGCCCGGACAACCCGTTCCGCCTTCGTAATCAACGCGAAATTTTTCGCCCTTTATTTTTAGTATCATATTGTTGTGTTTTTAAAGAAACCCCCCGAAGGGGATTAATTAATTTTTTAATAATTG